AGGATAATGTCATTATGCTATCCTTGAAAAGTTTTGTGTTTTTTCAAATCTAATACTATGTCTAAATTTATCTGCTAACTGATCGCCTTTGTGTGATATAACAAAAGTATTTTCATCACCAAGTGTATTAAGTATTCTTAAAAATTCATCTGTACCTTGACCATCTAAACTACTATCAAATATTTCATCTAGTATTAGTAAGTTTGTGTTAGTGCTATTTTTCATTTTTGCTACTGCTCTCCATGTGAATAACAATGCTAAATCAATACGCATCTTTTCACCTTCACTAAAAGAAGCATAATTAAATGTATCTCTGAATCTAGACTTAATTGTTTCGTTAAAGTTTTCATCTAAATTAAAGTTAACGTAAAAGTCCATTGACATGAGATACTTGTTAATTAATTGATTCATGATTGGTAGATATTGTTTTATAATTTTAGTTTTGATACCTGTATCATTTAACATATCTCTAGCAGCCATAATGTAAGTTTGATTTTCTTTTAATAAACTTCTTTGGTGTTCTATCTTTTTACAGTCAGTTTTCATTTGACCTAGTTTATCTATGTCTTTTTGTGATACACTACCTTGTTCAAAACTTGATATCTCTTCTTGTAATTCTGTATTGAATTTTCTTAGTTCAGCTATAGAGCTTTGAAGTCTTGCTTGTTTAACTTCGTTATCTCTTATCTCTACTGTAATACCTGTAATTTCTTCTAAGCGTCTATTGACACTTTGTAATTCTTCTTTAAGTTTGGTTGCACCTTCAACGATTTCTTTAACTTTTGCCTCTTTTTTATTAACCATTTTTTCTTTGTGAGATTGTTGTATATCTTGTTCACAGGTTGGACACGAATCATTGTTTTTAAAAAACTCCATATCTTTTGTTAACTGTTTGTGTTTTTCAGTTAATGTAGCACGTATATTGTTAAGTTTACTTAATTTGTCCTCTACTACTGACTTGTCGTTGATTTCACCCGTTAAATCATCGCTAGCAGTCTCTAAAAGGGCCTTTTCGTTCTCTCTTTCAGTTAGTAACGTTTCATTTGATTGAAATATCTTTTGTTTACTTGTAATGATATTATCTTTGTTTTTCTTCATATCATCAATATAATTTGTCTGCATAGCTATCTTTTCGATTGCCATTTCAAATTGATAATCCATATCTTTGATATCGTCTTGTAAATCTTTTAGTTGATTTTTAAGTATCATATTCATCAAAGAGAATATTTTAATATCTAATATCTCTTCGACTACCTCTCTTCTATGTACTGCTTTTAATTGCATGAAAGGTATAAAAGTTGATGAACCTAAAATAACAACCTGAGTAAATGATCTAAAGTTTAATCGTAATACATTTTGTTCAAGATACTTTTGATAATCTCTAGAGTTTGCCTCTTGATTAATCATCACACCATCTTGCCATATTTCAAACTTGTTAGGTTTAATTCCTCTAACAACTTTCCATTGATGAGTACCAATTCTAAATTCTACTTCAACAACTGCTTCTCTATCATTAATAGTATTAACTAATTGTGATTTACTTATTACTCTAAATGGTTTACCAAACAGACTAAAACATAATGCATCAAGTATAGTTGACTTACCTGCACCATTTTCACCAACTATAAGTGTTGTGCTCTGTCTATCTAAATATATCTCTGTAAAATTATTACCAGTAGATAGAAAGTTTTTCCAACGTATCTTTTCAAAGTGTATCATAATTCGTTACCCCAACTATCCCAACCTTTTCTTTCTCTTCTAGCAAAGAGTTCTACATAAGGTCCGTCTAATAGTTGTTCAATTCTTTCATATACTTCATCTGGCTTTCTGCTATGTTCTTGTCTTTGACTTACAATTAATTGTTTTACAGATTTTGATATTCTTTTTGGTTTACCTTTTGTTGCAAGTAAACACATCTCTGGGTTTGCTCTTGTCCAATAACCTAAACCTGTAAACATACCTAAATCATTTTTGTTTTGTTTCGCCCAAGTAAATCCTACCGTCTTGTATTTGAAACCCCATGCTTTAATAACTTCCAAAGCTTCTGGTAACATAGGGTCAACGCACCACATGAGTAAGACGCAATCATCTGAAGCCAAATCAGAAACACGTAAATTACAAATATCAGAAATAGACATGCAACTATAATGTTGTGTAGCGTTTCGGTCATCACCTTTTGGACTATATGATTTAAAGTGCCAAGGTGGGTCTGCATAAATTACCTTGTACTTAGAGTTCCAAGTCTTGAGCTTCATTATATAATCCTCGCATCATACCTTTTAATCTATCTTTATCTAAATCTATTTCTAGTTCATCTATGTATTTGTTCAATAGAGTATTGGTATCTTCAGCATATTGTACTATATCATCTGACACACTATCAGCTTGCATGTCAGAAAAGTCTTCAACTATCTTAACTTCATATGCGTTTGCTTTCATTAACCTATCAACAAATCTGTCATATTGATATAAATCTTTTTTGTTAACTACAATTAATTTAACAAACTTCTTTTCATATTTTGATACATCTTCATTTGCATAATCTTTATCTGTATCATCATAATAAATTTTTTCAAACATCCTCATAGGATTGACAATTCTTTCTAGTTCTAAAGTTTCTGTATCAAAGATATGAAAACCTTTTGGGTCATTGTGATCGTTCCAATAAATCTCGTATGGTGTTCCTAGATAATATATTTGACCATCATCTGATTTATGATGAAAATGACCAGAGAATACTGTATGAAATTTTTGAAATGTATCTTTATCATAACCAGTATTACTAAATTGACCTTTGTGCATTTGGAATCCTTTAACTTCTAAATGCCCCATACATATACCTGCTTTGGTTTCATCAATCATACCCATAGAGTAAACATAGTTTTGTGGATTAATCCATGGCATAAACAATATATCTAATCCACCTATATTAACCTCTGTTGCATCTTCATATAAATGAAACTTATTACTTTTATCTCCAATTAATTCTTTTAATGAGTTTACATCATTTGTATTTTTATAATAGATATCATGATTACCAACTAAACAATGAAAGTCAATTTTTAAATGTTGTAATGGAAATATAAATCTTTCCCTAAAATCTTTTGCTGTTTTATAGGAAACATATTTACGTCTATCCATTAAATCGCCTAAATGGAAAACTGTTTTTATATTATGTTGTTCTAGATATGGAAAGAATATACCTTCATAAAATTGATAAAAGTAATCATTGAAAAAATCACTATCGTTTCTAGCACCGAAGTGCGTATCTGTAATTATTGCTACTTTCATATAATAATATCTGTATTAGGTTTAATAACACCTGTTTTCTTTTCGTCCATTTCTCTTTTAATTTTTTTAGCAAGTTGAACTGTTTTAGGTGCGGCCTTTTTTTCCATGTCATAAATTTTTTGTATTTTTACTTTTGCTCTATCCAATTTAAATTTAGATACAAGTTTTGTAAAGTCTGTGCCATTCATGTGGTCAAACTCATGTTGGAAAACTCTTGATGGCATATGATCTAAATCTTCGATATGTTCTTTACCATCATTATCTGTATATTTTACTTTACAAGTTTTAGGTCTTGTTACTTTTAAAAATAATAATGGATAAGTTAAACAACCTTCACTTAGTTGTATTGTCTCTTCAGAAAATTCTATTATCTCTGGGTTCCAACATGCTCTTGCTTTACCATCTTCCATATCTTCATGTCCACCCATAACAAACATTCTGTATGGTAACCCAACTTGATTTGCTGATAATCCAATACCACCAAATTGTTTCATTGCAACAAATAAGTCTTCAGCAATTTTAGTTCTAGTAAAACCCTCTGGTAATATTTCATCCTTAAACTCTGGTAAAGGTTTATTTAATATTTCTGCTGTTGGTGATATAAGTTTAAACTCTGCTTGCATTTTATTTGTCATCTTCATCTTCCATAAATTTTTCAAGTCCTTTATAGCTTCTTTTCTTCTCTTTTGTTTTGTACACAGGTTCGTCTGGTACCATAACTAAAGGATTGAATTGGCCACTAAACGTATATGTATTGGGGTCACCTGGCATTGATTCATGTGTTTTGTATTCGCCACCGTCAATCATTTTGTGCTTAATGTGTTGTTGTTTTTTTTCTTTTTGTATTCTTCGTATAAATGCATAGTATATTATTTGTGTGAAATATGCAAAAGGATTTTTAGATTTTGTTGGGTCAAAATTGTAAATGTATTGTAAACAGTTTTCAATACCATCTGATATCATTTCATCTTTGTAAGTGTAATTAATAAAGTTGGGTCTATTTGATAAACCATTTGCAATCTTTAAAATACATTTACCAATATACTCTGGTACTTTTGGTCTTTCCCCAACATTGTCTGCCTCTTCGCACTCGGTTTTAAATTTTACCATTGCCTCAAAGAGTTCTTTGTTAGAAACGTAATGTGCTGTTGATTTTTTCTTAGCCACTTTTTACATCCTTTTAATTCACCATTGTAATGATAAATGATTGAATTGTCAACAAAAACTTTAGCTTAATGTATCGTTTTATCTTCGTCATTAATATAATCTTCAAACTCTTCTTCAAGCTCGTATTTTTTTACGTTGTCAATTTGGCTTTGTGCGTATAGTTCACGGTGATAATCATCGATCATTCTTTGATGTCTTTTCTCTGTCATGAAACCACCCTGCTGTTCTGCTATGTCTAATTGTTTTTCATAAAACGTACTTAGACCTTTAGAAGTTTTAGCAGAATAAATTATTTGAGAATTTTTTATATCTACCGTATCTTCTTCCGTATATGGTTTTACCCATTGTATTAGTGCTAAAGATTCCACTATACCCGTTGTTACAAATCTAGGTATTGTATGAATCTTTAATGGTTTTTTAATTCTGGTATGCGTACCCGTTTCGTCTGTTATTTTACAAACGATTTCCTCACCAGTTGTTAATTTGATTAAGTTGTAACTCATATGTTTAGTTCGTTAACCTTATAGTTAAACTCTTCCTCATTGTATATATTTATTCGTTCTTGAAAATGTAATAGTGTGAAATTTTTGCGGTTCTTATATGTAAGATTGTCTGCTATGTCATATAGTTTAACTGCGTCCTTTTGTTCAGACTTTCTTAAACCACGACCAATAGACTGTAAAACTTTTATCCTAGATTTATATGGGCTTGCAAATACAACATTGTGTAGATTACGAATATTAATACCTGTGGAAAATACTCCGTAACTAGCAAGAATGAGAATGTTATTTTTTTTCTCAGCCAACGCTCTAATCTGTTCTCTTTCATCTGTTCCTACTCCGCCATGTACAAAGTGTACTTCTTTGTCAAGGTCTTGCATCATTTCATTTAGAACCTCGCCATGTTTCCCC